TAAGTACGACAATTGAGATTTATAAGTATTTTCTGTTGAAAAATATTTTTTAAAAAGATTTTCAACACTATTGAATGAGGATAATGATATAACATTCGAAAACTTGGTTATCGACATTATATTTTTTAATGAACTGCCACTGGAAAGAAAGGAGGACCAATATATCATTAAAAAATATTCTCTAAGATAATCAGCATTTATTTTAGATTGGTCAAAGGTCAGAACTAGTTGAATAGTTGAAAAAAAGAGATTTGATTTGTAATTTATTAAATCAAGATTTTCAACGTAAACTTTAGACCTATAGTATAAGTCGTCGAAATTTTCAAGGTCCATCACTTTTCCTGTGACTAAAGTTTTCTTAATAAGAAAAAAATACACGATTTTGCTTGAATTGTGGATTTTTTTTAAAGTTTTTCTTTGACACAATGAAAATAGGTCCTAAATTAGAATTATTTATGTATATCTCTTTCTTCTTCAATTTATGTTTCATCAAATCGGAAATCATTGAATTTAGTAATTCTGACAACATGAAAGATACTAAAATATCATTATTGACAAAATTTCTAAGATGGTCCTTGTGCATTAAGTTCATCTCTCGTGTGCTTTGAAAAGACTCAGACATATTATGATAGTTTGATAGTAAATTCATAAAATCTTTTAATTCGCTTGAAAAAGAGTCCGAATTAACTGGCACAGACATTTTCAGAATCTCTTTTTCAATTTCTATTATATTATCTGTATTGAAAGGGCACAATTTAATTTTATCATTTTTAAAAAGATTGTTGCTTTTGTCTTTCTTATTTTTTTCAATTTTAGTGTAATACTCTTCTTTAAATACATTATCAATTTTTAAAAGAATTTCATCTTTTAGTATCTTGATTTCACTTGAACCGCTGGAGCAAAATTTAACAGAATCAGATACAAACCCCTTAAGAACAGACAAATATTTTATGAGTTTTAGATCACTCTCAAAAAGGATACTCTCAATATTCGAAAAAGCTTGCTTTTTTTCAGAGTAGTATGAAAATATTTTTTGATAATTTTGTTCAATAAACAATTTTAATGTTTCTTTTTTGTAAATAAAGGAATTTGAGTAAATCTGAGAAGGATCAAAACCCGAGAAAAAAATCCCATATCTATGTCTGTAAATTAATTCTTTGTCCCCAAAGGAAATTAAATTATCATTTATAACATTTTGTATTTTCAAATTGTCAATTCTTTCTTTAGTCAATTCTTTAGTGTGTATGTGTTTAGCATCAAAGTTTCTAAAAAATTCTCTATACGAATCATATACCTCATCCTCACTAATTAGATCTAAATCTTTCATTGACTCAATAGTCTCATCGGATTTGATAATATCAAAATATCTAACGCTGTTTTGAATTGATTGCATACATATGTTTTTGAAATCTTTAATTGGGTTTTTTAGTTTTGTTATATATCTTTCATTTTCGATTATGATATTAAAATCCTGTTCAGGAGTTTTACCTGTAGTTTCTTCAAAAACCTTATAGCGTAATTCTAATTTTAACTTTCTCAAATATTCAAAAATAAAAGCTTGGGATCCACTCTCATTAAATTTGTCCAGAAAATCAAAGAAATCATCAACATGCTTAAGGCATTCGCTAAAGGAATCATAAAATTTGAGTGACATTAATGTTACCGAATTCTCCCTCATTTTTGTATTTTTCACCTTTTTTCTGACCTCTTCTGTTTTCAAGGGTTTTTTATAATTATCAACCAGACCCCACTCCTTAACAAAAGAATATTCGACCAATGATTCAGGGAGCATTATATTGAGTTTTTCATTGAAGAAGAGACACAATGTTTCCTTTAGCAGAGAACTTCTGTAGTTTGTTTCTTTTAAATTTTCCTGATATGGTCTTAAAATTTTGTTATAAAATGATGTATATTTAATATATGATTTGTGATATCTTTCTTTAATAAAACAGAAATTACTAAGAAAAAGTGAGACTTCCGCGCTTCTTTGAATACTCTTGAAATAGGAAAAAGTTCTCTTATAGTTTTGAGAAATAAAGATTGTGTAATAGTCAATACGAAGATTGCCC